ACGCACCAACCGGGACCGACCCGGTCACGCGCTACGCCCGACGTGTGCTCGAGGGCCACATTCCGGCAGGCCGGTGGGTGCGGTTGGCGTGCGCGCGGCACTTCCGCGACCTCGAGCAGCAGCGGACCGAGGGGTTTCCGTACTTCTTCGACGAGGCGGCGGCGCAGCACATCGTCGACTTCTTCCCGACGTTCCTCACGATTCACGACGGGCGCGCGTTCGTGCTGCCGGAATGGCTGCAGTTCGCGTTTGGATCCCTGTTCGGGTGGAAGCGCGTCAGCGACGGGCTGCGGCGATTCAAGATCTGCAATCTCGAGACGGCGAAGGGCTCGGTGAAGACGCCGGCGGCCGGCGGCCTCGGGATCTATGGTGTGGCCTTCGACGGCGAGCCGAACGCGCAGGTGTATTCGTCGGGCTTCGACAAGGGGCAGGCCTCGCTCATCCTGAACGACGGGATTCAGATGGCCACCGACTCCGAGGATCTCAGCGAGATCCTCGAGATCGGCACCTTCAACATCGCGCATCCGGCGTCGAACTCGTTCTTCCGCGCCACGTCCTCCGAGCACCGGAGCAAGAGCGGGCCTCGCCCCTCGATGCTGCTCATCGACGAGCTCCACGAGCACCGGGGCCCGACGCTCGTCAATAAGCTGAGCGCGGGCTTCAAATTCCGCACGCAACCGATTCAGGTCGAGCTGACGAATTCCGGCCACGATCGCACGTCGATCTGCTGGGCCCACCACGACAAGTCGACCAAGGTACTCGAGCAAACGCTCGTCGACGAGCGATGGTTCGCCTACGTCTGTCAGCTGGACCCGTGCGACGCGTGCTTCGCCGAAGGGCTCCGCCAACCGAAAGAGGGCTGCCCCGACTGCGACGACTGGACGAACCCCGCTGTCTGGCCGAAGACGAACCCGGCGCTGCCGGACTTGGGGCTGCCGAGTCTCGACTATCTCCAGAGCCAGGTGGAGACCGCGCTCTCGATGCCGGGCGACCGCGCGCTGATCCAGCGCCTAAACTTTTGCATCTGGAGCGAGTCGCACGAGATCTGGATCTCGTCCGAGAGCTGGGAGGCCTGCCGACGGCCGACCGTGTCGGACACCGGGACCGACCTCGCGTGCGCGGCGGCCTTCGACATGTCGGAGAAGCTCGACCTGACGGCGTGCGTCGTGGCCTTGCGCGTGCCGGACGACCCGTCGGTCGCGATCGACACGGTCGATCTCCTGGATAACGTGGACGGCGAGGAAGTCATCAAGACGCTGAATATCGACTTCTGCGTTGAACTGATTCCGTTCTTCTGGCTGCCCGACGAGACACTGATCAAGCGGGTGAAGAACGAGGGCATCCCGTTTGACGTGTGGGCCCGGACGCCGACCCTCGAGACCCCCTTCCTGCGCACCACGCTGGGGCCGGTCGTCGACCAGAACCTGATTTACGACCAGTTCACGACCGACATCGGGAAGCGGTACCGGCCTGATCGCGTCGGGTACGACAAGCACAACGCGACGACCTTCATGGTGCAGCTGCGCGACAAGGGCAAATACACCATCGTCGAAGTGCCGCAGGGCCGCGCCCTCTCGGAGTCCTTCAAGCTCTTCGAGGCCCTCGTCCGGCTGAAGCGCATTCGGCACGGGGGGAATCCGGTCATGGCCTGGTGCGTCAGCAACGCCGAACCGAAGCGCGACCGCTACGAGAATCTGTGGCTCGAGAAGCCGTCGCCGGCGAAGCGGATCGACGGGGTGATCGCCGCCGTCATCGCGCTGAGCCAGTTGGTCTTACTGCCGGCGCAGCGTCGCCGCAAACGAAAAGGACTGCTCGTGCATACACCAGACGGCTTCAAACCCATCGGAGGCGCCGATGCGGTGGCTCCGTAACGCGTTCGGGCCCGACGAGATCGCGATCGTCCTGGCGCTGGCGCTGGTCGCACTCGGGTGCTGGCAGTGCTGGCGCCCGGGGGCGGCGCTGGTGCCGGGCCTCGTGCTGCTCTGGCTCTTCCTGCCGCAGCGATCCTCGTTCTTCTCGCGGCCGCCGACGGTGCCGGCGCCGAAAGTGTCCCGAAGGGTGAACTGACTATGGGCTTCCTCTCTCGCGTCTCGTCGATTGCGGCGCCGGCTCGGCTGCGGGCTGCCGCGAATGATGGCCTGTGGGTCGATCCCGCCAGTGGCTATATGGCGTCCGCGTGGATCTCGTCGCTGTCCGCGGCCGGTGTCCAGGTCACCCCCGATCTCGCCATGACGCTCAGTGCCTACTACGGCGGCGTCACGACCATCGGGATGGACCTGGCGACGTTGCCGCTGCAGGTGTTCAAGTCACAGGCCGACGGCGGCAAGGATCGCGTGCGCCCGGTCAGCGGCGAGGCCTTCGGCGTCGGCGGGATCAGCCATCTCGCCTATCTGCTGCAGTGGGCCCCGAACCTGTTCCAATCGTCCGCGGAATTTCGGCTCAGCCTGATCGCGCAGTACCTGCTGCGCTCGATCTGCTACGCCGAGATCGCGCCGTCCCCGACGACGGGGTTTCTCGATCAGCTCCTGCCGCGGCATCCCGACCGGGTCTGGGGGGAGCGGCTGCCGAGTGGCCGGGTGCGCTACAAGTTAACCGGCGAACCCGGCGGCCCGCGCTATCTCACGCAAGACGAGATGTTCGTCGTGCGGGATTTGTCGATGGGCGGGGAGCTGAACCCGGTCTCCCGCATTCAATACGGCGCCCAGGCGATCGGCTCGGCGCTGGCGACGCAGGCCGCGGCGGGGAAGTTCTTCAAGAGCGGGATGACCGCCGCGAAGATTGCGACCTACAAGGGCGAGATGGAGCCGGAGGACGAAGCGGCGCTGCACGCGAGCATCTCGAGGTTCGCCGCCGGCGTCGAGAATTCCTTCGGCCTGGCGTTGATCCCGGACGACGTCACGATCAGCAACCTCGGCGTCGAGCCCGAGAAAGCCCAGATGATGCTGGCGCAGGAATGGGGGATTCGGGAAGTCGCTCGACAGCTGCGCCTGCCGAATTACAAACTCGGGATCAAGGATGCCGTCGGCTACGCGTCCCAGGTGCAGGCCGCGGTCGACTACGTGATTGGCTGTCTCCGGCCGACCGCGGTCATCTTCGAACAGGCCATCCACAATCAGTTGATTCTGCTGAAGGACAGCTACCTCGCCGAGCACAAGCTCGAGGCGCTGCTCCGCGGCGACCCGGCCGCCCAGGCGCTCTACATCAAAACGCTGATCGAAATGCGGGTCATGCGGCCGAGCGAAGCGCGGCTGTTGCTGAACATGAATCCCGATCCGGCGCTGGATGCGCTCTCGGAAGGCGACATGCGGCCAGGCCAGAGCGGCGGTCAGCCCACGGCGCCGGCACAACAGGCGCCGCCGAACGGTCGCGCGCTGTTGCGCGGGATGCTCGCGCTCCACGACAACGCCGTCCGGTGCCTGCGACGAGAACGGGCGGCGGTCGAGAAGCTCGCGAAGAAACACCCGAGCGACGTCGAGGCGTGGCAGGCCGGACTGCGCGACTTCTTCAGCGACCATGCGGGCTTCGTCTCGCAGACCATGCGCATTTCGATCGAGACCGCGCGAGGCTATGCCGCGCAACACGGCTCAGAGCTGGAGCTCAAGGGCATCGTGGTCCACACGGACGACTGGGAACGCTATGAGGCTGACGAGTTGTCAGCGCTCGCGATGGATACAGAAAGGGCGGCAGCATGAAGGACGGATTCGCGCAACTGTTCAAGGGATCACGATGGCTCGTCAACCGTCCCGGCTTACAGGCCTGGCTCGCTCGGCCGGATGTCGCGCTGGCGATCCACGCGATGACGGCGGACACCATCGCGGCGGCGGTCCTGGCCTACAGCGACCGGCAGCCGACGCCGACGCTGATCGGCGATGTGGCGGTGATCAACGTCACCGGCCCCGTCACGTACAAGTCGTCGTGGTTCTCGATGTACTTCGGCTGCGCCTCGATTGAAGGCCTGCAGGCGCAGCTCCGGTCCGCGCTCGGCGACCCGGCGGTGAAGACCATCGTGTTCCGGTGCGACTCGCCGGGCGGCACGGTCGAGATGTGCCCCGAGTTCGCGGACGAACTGTTCGCGGCGCGCGGGCAGAAGCCGCTCCTCGCGGTCGCGGACACGATGGTCGCCTCGGCGGCGTACTGGATCGCCAGCCAGGCCGACACCATCTATGCCTCCCCGAGCTCGCAGCTGGGCTCGATCGGCGTCTACATCGAGCACGAAGAGGTCACCGGGATGCTCGAGAAGGCCGGGATCAAGGTGACGCTCATCGCCCACGGTGATCACAAGGTGGACGGCAACCCGTACGAACCGCTGAGCGACCAGGCGCACGCCGACCTGCAGGAGATGGTCGACGAGGTCGGGCTGGAGTTCGAAGGCGCCGTGGCCCGCGGGCGCGCCGTGACGAAGAAGGTCGTGCTCGACACGTTCGGCCAGGGGCGGGTCTTCCGGGGCAAGGAGGCGATCTCGCTCGGATTGGCCGACAAGCAAGGGACTTTCGGCCAGGTCCTGGCCAGGCTGAGCAAGGGGCGCAGCTCGAGCGCCGTGCGTGCGAAGTCGATCGACGGCGTCGACGTCGAGGGACCGCTCACCGACGCCATCGTGCAGGCGATCGTCGCCGGCGCCGACGAGCCGATCCCCGTAAGTTGTTGTGATCCAGGAGAGGGCACGGCCATGGCAGATGACGCCGCGATCGCCGCAGAACACGAGGCCATCGCGGCGGCGCTCCTGCAGTAGGGCTGGGAATGGCCAGACGCGGGCGTCCCCCGGTCGCGCCGGGTCAGCGGTCGATCGCGTGCAGTCTGTCGCTGGAAGCCTCGCTGTATCACCAGATCGAGGCACTGGCGACGGACCGGCGCGTGACCGTGCCCGATGCGATGCGGGCGCTGCTGCGCGATTACTTCACGAAAAAATTGCCAAACGAGGCCGAGTCGTTCACGCTAGTCCTCTAACGCAAGCGGCTGACGCGCACCTCGGGTTCTGAGAATCCGACCCGCGATCAGACACGGCGAGCGCACTTCAGAGAAGCGCGCGGACTGTTCGGACTCATCGAGGCGACCCCTCGACGAGCCGGATCAGCCGCGCGCTTTTTCCATTTTTCTGGAGTCGATCGCCCATGAACCTGAAAGCCCTCCGCCAGCGCGACGCCGAACTCCGCGCCGAAATCGCGAAACTCTCCAAGCAGCGCGCCGACATCGGGACCAAAGCGGTCGCCGAGAAGCGGGTGATGTCCGACGAGGAGCGCGCGGCCTTTGTCGCGCTCGCCCCCCAGATCGACGCCCTCACCGCCCAGATCGCCGAGAACGCCGAGCTGCTCGCAGCGGCTGAAGCGGCCAACGAAGCGGATCGGAACTACCGCGGCACGACGGCTGTCGACGCCGACGCCGAAGCGGCACGGCTGGCCGCGGCCGGCGCGGGCGTCATCGTCGTGGGCAAGGACAACGCCGACGCCGACCCGAAGCGCGGCTTCAAGGACCATCGCGACTTCCTCGGCTGCGTCATGACCGCCGGCCGGACCGGGCGCGTGGACCTGCGGCTGAAGAAGCTGCAGGCGACGCAGGGCTCCGACGAGCAGGGCGTCTACTCAGACCCCGCCGGCGGCTTCCTGGTCCCGCACGGTGTCGCCCCCGGCATCCTCTCGATCGCGCCGGAAGATGACCCGCTCAACGGGCTGATCACCAACGTGCCGATGATGGCGCCGACGGTCAGCTTCAACGCTCGGGTCGACAAGAACCACAGCACGAGCGTGTCAGGCGGCTTCACCGTCACCCGGCGGCCCGAGACCGTCGACGGCACGTCAAGCCGGATGTCCTTCGAGCAGGTCACGCTGACCGCCAATGAAGAGTTCGGCCTGGCGTACGCCACCGAGCGCATCATCAACGACTCGCCGCAGTCGTTCGTCGCGATCATTCAGGCCGGGATGGCCAGCGAATACGTCGCCAACGCGATGAACGAGCGCAT